TTTGGATGTTTCTGTAAAAAATGATGAACATCTTGTTAAGTTAGCAGCGGTAGTTCAACGATTAGTTAACTCGTCTACAAAACTATCTGATGTTGGAGATGAATATGGAATGACTGAAGCAGAAAAAGAACGGCTATTAGAAATTGCAGAAAACGAATTAAAAGAAATACAAAAAGAACAAGACGAGTTAGCTAAAAAGGAAACAGACTAAATGGCAGACTTTACAGCAGAAGTAATTGATACTAGTATGGCATTTGATAAAAATGCTAAAGATGATGATGGCAACCCGTTACCATTAGGAACGATACTAGTTCAACATGGAACAACGGCACCTTCTGGCTTAAGAAATAAATCATTTGCTATTCCAGTTAATTCGAATCTAAAATGTATTCCATTAATTGGAGAACAAGTATCCATAACTTATGCTATTAGTGATATCGCAAATTCAATTGGAGCTTCTAGACGGTTTTATTATTCGGTTCCTATTAATGTACAAGGCGAACTAAATAATAATGCTCTACCTGGACAACTAGATTATTCTACTTCTGGTGGGTCTGATACTTCTACTGAATATTCACAAACACAAGGAACTCCAAATAAACAATCATCCGGCCGCCAGAATAATAAATTAGGTGCTACATTCGAAGAATCAACAAAAGTTAAAAGTTTACAACCATTTGAAGGAGATCAGTTATTTGAAGGCAGATGGGGGCAATCAATTAGATTTAGTTCTACAATAAAAGGTAAAACATCTATATATGATAAAAAACCTGCTTGGACTGGTAATAAATCAGGAGATCCAATTACAATAATACGTAATGGTCAAGCACCAGCATCTGGCAAAGGAGCCTTTTATGTCATAGAAGATTTTGAAAAAGATGGAAGTTCAATATGGTTAACGTCTACACAAACACTAGATAAAACTTCAGGATTTAAATCATCTCAGAAAAATTATGGCTTAACAACCGAAGTGACACCAGAAAAAAATTATAAATCTTCTCAAGTAGTTATTAGTGCAGATAGATTATTTTTTAATTCCAAGACAGATTATATTATTTTAAGTGGAAAGAAGTCAGTAAACATAGCCACTCCTAAATGGCAAATGGATATGGATAAATTATTTACAATATTAGAAGAGACGTTACAACAACTTGCAGATTTAACTTCGGCTAAAGCATCATTTCCTACTCCTACGGGAGGAAGTACATTACCTGCTACCAATGTAGTACCGGTACAAAAATTATTAACTGAGTTGAAATCAATGGCGCAATAAATAAAGGAATAAAATGGCACTAATTTTAAAAGTATTACAAGAAGGATTATTAAACGCAATGAAAAAGGCTCAAACAGCAAAATCCGGAGCAGCCGGCAATCAAATTTTAGCAACCGAATTAGCTAAAGCTATTGATGCATATATAAAATCCGGTGATGTAAATACTCAAGTAGCTACTGATGTTATAACAGTGGTTGCACCTGGAATACCAGTAGCGACAGCCGGTTCAGCAGTTGCACAAGTTGGCGCAACAACGACCCCTGGAGCAGGTAAAGGAGCTGGTGTAGGAGTTGGCCTAGGAAAAATAACCTGAAAGTTAAGTAAGTAATATTTATATAAAATAAATAAAGAAGAAATTATGGAGACAAAAACATTTATAAAAGTTATGCGTAAATTAATACGTGAAGAGGTAAGATCGGCCGTCCGAGCTGAAATGAAACAAGTATTAAAAGAAGAAAGAGTTTCTGATAAAAAGGTAATAAACCATGGTATGGATTTATATAAAATGACACAAAAATCTCAACCTAGAAAACTTCCTAAACAAAAGAAAAAGGTCTTTACTGAGAATAATTTATTAAATGATTTATTAAATGAAACAGCTGGTTCTATGGACGGAAATGAAATGCACGACACCGGACCACAAGTACAATTTGAAGAATTTCCGACAATGAATTCATATGATACAGGCAATGTCCCTAATTTTTCTGATATAATGAATAAAAATAATCCAGGGACTGTATCAACCAATGCAACCCCATCTACAGACCTTTCCGGAAATCCAGTAAATGTACAAGCTTTACCAGAAGAATTAGAAACTGCTTTTACACGAAACTATTCTGATTTAATAAAAGCAATGGATAAAAAGAAGGTTAAGAATTAATGGCCAGACTTGAATATCAATATAATCCATTAGATCTAGAACCAGATGTGGCAATTGGTGTAAAATTACCATTTAATAGTTCTCCTGGAGGCAGATCCGCAACACAAAATCAATTATCAGGCTCCGCTACCGGAGGTGGTCCATTTACATTATCTTATACCACTGAAGAACAATCGATTTCAAATTTAAAAAATTTGTTATTAACTCGTAAAGGTGAGCGCCTAATGCATCCTACATTTGGAACTCAAATTTATGATAGTTTATTTGAGCCTAACACGGGAAATTTGAGAGAGATATTAACTGATCAATTATCAGAAGACATTAAATTTTGGTTGCCGTATATTATTATTGATGGATTAGATGTTAATATGGATGCAGATAATCAAGGCGGAGGATATGGTTATATGATATCAATAAAATTATCATATCGAACAACAGAACAAGGAGCTAACCAGGTTATTAATATAATAGTAAATCAAGGCGGAGTAGGAATAATAGAATAAAAAGGATGTAAAATGTCAATCATTAAAAAGGATGTAAAATATTTAAATAAAGATTTTGGGAAATTTCGAAAAAATTTAATAGATTTTACAAAAAACTATTTTCCAAATACCTATAATGATTTTAATGAATCGTCGCCTGGAATGATGTTTATGGAAATGGCATCATATGTAGGAGACGTTTTATCATTCTATACAGATACACAATTAAGAGAATCTTTGATGTCTCAAGTCCAAGAAAGATCTAATTTATATACATTATCTCAAGTATATGGATATAAGCCAAAAACAGTAACTCCAGCAAATGTTAAATTAGATGTATATCAACTCCTTCCGGCAGTAGGATCTGGAGCAGACGCCCGGCCAGATTATAGATATGCACTTTCAGTAAAGACTAACATGGAAGTTTCAAATATAAATGCTGTAAAATTTAGATCATTAGATTCTGTAGATTTTCAATTTTCAAGTTCAGCAAGTCCATCAGATATATCTGTATACGAAGTGGATGATACGGGAAATATTACATATTATCTTTTGAAAAAGCAAGTTAATGCAGTATCCGGAGAATTAAAAACTAGTACGTTTGCATTTGCGGACCCTAAAGTTTATGACAAAATTGTTTTACCTGATGCAAATGTAGTTGATATTGTAAGTGTAACAGATGTAGATGGTAATGCATGGACTGAAGTAGATTATTTAGCTCAAGAAACAATTATGAATCCAGTAGAAAATATTTCATTTAATAGTCCCGCAACATCACAACACAGAAGTACAGTACCTTATTTGATGTGTTTAAAACGTGTTCCGCGGAGATTTATAACTAGATTAAGACAGGATGGTTTAATGGAACTTCAATTTGGTTCTGGATTAAGTACTGATTCGGATGAGGATATTATTCCTAATCCAACCAATGTAGGAATGGGATTATCTTATTTGGACCGGTCTGTTTCTGCTAATGTTGATCCGACAAATTTTTTATATACAAAAACATATGGTCTTGCACCATCAAATACAACATTAACGGTTAAATATTCATTAGGAAAAGGAGTCTCCGATAATGTTGCGTTAAATACAATTAATACTGTTGATGTAATATCATTTGCCACCGCCGTATCACCAAATTTAGATAATACAGTGATGAGTCAGGTACAAGCATCAGTAGCCGTTAATAATCCGGAACCAGCTACCGGCGGAGCGTTAAAACAAAATATCGAAAATATCCGACAAGACGCCATGGCAACCTTTGCCTCGCAAAATAGAGTTGTGACCAAGGAAGATTATATAGCGCGATGTTATTCTATGCCAGCAAAATATGGTGCAGTTCAAAAAGCATTTATAGTTCAAGATGAACAAATAGAAAGTAATAATCCAGACCAAATAATCCCAAATCCTTTGGCATTAAATCTTTATACATTAGGGTATGATCAAAATAAAAATTTCGTTGGATTAAATAGTGCATTAAAAGAAAATTTAAAAACATATTTATCTCAATTCCGGGTAATGACTGATGCAATTAATATAAAAACTGCTTATATTATTAATATTGGGATAGAATTTGAAATAATTACTGTTCCAAATGCTAATAGTAATGAAGTAATATTACGATGTATAAAATATTTAAAAGATACCTTTAATAATGATAATCAACAAATAAATGAACCCATTAATATTTCTACTTTAATGAGTGCATTAGATAGAATAAAAGGAGTACAAACAGTAGTTGAGCTTGAATTTGTAAACTTATTTGATACAAACGAAGGTTATTCTGGAAATGTATATGACATTAACACTGCGACAAAAAATAAAACAGTTTATCCATCAATGGACCCTGCTATATTCGAAATTAAATATCCAGATAAAGATATTAAAGGACGTGTAGTAACATTTTAACTTAGGAGATTAATTCAATGTATTATCTTATATATCCTGAAAAAGATACAACATTATACGAAAAGGAACCAACCCAGAATACTGGGATTGATCCTATTTTAGAAATTACGAAATGGACAAAAGATCAAGTCTCATCTGATGGTTGGAAATGGGCAAATACATATAATTCACGAATTTTAATGCAGTTTGACTTATCTTCAATTTCTTCTTCAATAACAAAAGGTGAAATAAGTAGTAATGCAAGTTACCATTTAAATTTAAGAGCTATAGATGCTACAGACTTACCTGTTTCATATTCATTAGCGGCATATCCTTTGAGTCAATCCTGGGATAATGGCAATGGTAATACTAATGATGTTCCTAAGATAACCAATGGGGCTTCATGGTATTATCGTGATAATACAGATACAGCAACTAGATGGCAGACATCTTCATTTGCAGCAGATTCAACCGGTTCCTGGGTTACGAATGCAGGAGGCGGATGTTGGTATACTGCCTCAGCAGCAACTCAATCATTTAATTACACATCTCCCGATGTAAGAATGGATGTAACGAATATTGTTAAACAATGGATAAGCGGTTCAATACCAAATAATGGACTAATTATCAAAAGGCCTAATGGAGATGAATCCGGTAGTGCTGTGTTTGGTAAATTGAAATTTTTTGGACGAGATACACATACGATCTATGTTCCTAGACTAGAAATAGCTTGGGATGACAGTTCATTTGTAACCGGATCATTATCAGCATTAACGGATGAAGATATTGTATTATATTTTAAAAATTTACGACCGGAATATAAAGAATCATCAAAAGCTAAACTTCGAATAGTAGGTAGGTCACAATATCCAACAAAAGTATATTCAACTTCATCAGTATATTTATCAGTTGATTACTTACCAACATCATCCTACTATTCAGTTAAAGATTCAAGAACAGAAGAAACAATAATACCATTTGATAAAAATTATACAAAATTAAGTTGTGACAGCTCCGGAAATTATTTTAATGTCCGATTAAATTCTTTTCAACCAGAGCGATATTATAAGTTTGTTTTTAAAGTCGAACGAAATGGTGGAAATGATACTCAAATATTTGATAATGGATATTATTTTAAAGTAATAAGGTAACGTTATGCCATATGACAATACACAAACCGAACAAATAACCAATGATTCTATTTCCAGAGAATCATTAGATCGTGATATAATTCGCAATTCTAAAGGCATAGTGGAATTACAAATAAATTCATCTGACAAAGTTAAATTAGGAGTACCGTTAATTACAACCGAAATCGGACTTTCATCATTTGATAATGTTGTAGATACTAAATTTACTTATTTTCCACCACCGGTAACTGCTGATCCAATTGTAGCCGCAGAAGCAGCCCAAGCTGCCGCGGAAGAAGAGTTGTTTAAATTCATGCCGTCTGATGGAACATTTATTAGAAAGCCATCCGGCCGGCAGGATATGAGGAATTGGGATATTTGGTGGATGATAGATGGTAAAAAACAAAGACTTGTAAGGAATAGTGGAAATACAATCCAAGATCATTGGTGGAAACATGTCCAAGTATTGTTAAGAGAAAGAAATTCGTCATATGATTCAATTCAGATAATAGACGATGTAAATTTTTGGAATAAAATTCCTAATAACGTATCTGTCCCTACTAATTGGCCAAGATGGTCTGAATGGACAGATTACCACCCATCAGAAACTGGTTATCAAGCATTACCACCTGATAATCCAGGTCAACCAGGATATTGGGATTCAATGCGAGTTAAATATGAAGGAAAGATGGTATTTGTCCCTGGAGATTTAACAGGTCCAGATGCGGGTCAATACAAACCCGGTGCGCCGCCAACTTCTTTATATGTATTAATAAATGGTAAGTGGCGACCAATAATTGATTATAGGTCTACCCGACCATTACCCCAGAGCCCCGGCCCCTCCCTTGAACATCATCCTGAAAATAATGCAGAGTATGCTGTCATAAACGGTGTACAAATTCCTTCTTATTTCAGACAGAGAAAAGATGCAATTATTCTTTTTGATGCTATAGCACGTACAAATGGAGTACCAACTTTTTCTGAAAATAGTAAACCATATGTTAATACAGGGTATGGTAGTCCAATAAATGGAGCTCTTTGGTGGAGTGCCAATTCTTTTAGTGTCCCAGGCGCGGCATGGATATATGGCAACAAAAATCGTGATGGTGATACATATACCGGACCTGGTGCTAATACATATTCAATTGATGATGTGAATTTCCGGGGACAGAGAAGAGGTTTTTGGTTTCCTACTCCGGAAACTGCAGAATCGCTGGAACCATACGTCATTTCAGGCACCAAATATAAACTTCGTGGAGCAGATGCAGTATTTAAAACAATTCATGGAACATCATATGAAATTTTAAATCCAAGTGATCCGATAGTTGAGCGCCATTCACCATTTTGGGAATCGGCATATCCTTATACTAATGTTGGTTTATATGTAACTCCTTTAACGTTAGAAGAATATCAAATATATTTAAATACTGGGCCTGATAAATGGGATAAAGAATGGCTTACAGATTATTATCCACCGGGTGATGAAAAATATTATGAAAGTGCCCCAGGAGTACCGACAACAACGCCGCCACCCGGACCACCAGTAGGAGCATAAAATATGGCATTAGATCAATATACAAATAGTGGTCAGATTTTAGAAACTACAGACCCAACTGAAGGTCTCCGATACACTTCAGAGGATTTGGATATACTACAAATCACTCCTAAAATTTCGTTAATCAATCCAGCAAACATCCAGAATAATTATATATCAGAATTTCATGTTTATTCGCCTGATGGTACTTGGATGACCGGTAACCATCAATTTACTGATACTGATATTAAAACCACGCAATCCGGGAGATTTTTACAGTTAAACTTACAAGGAGCATTTACAGACCTAGGATTAATTAGGGGACAATATAAAATTGTATATAATTTTCATCATGATTGGGTTGGAAGTGCTCAAAATCAATCTTTATTCCTTAAAGAGATTTCCCCGGACCGTGATGAAGTACATCTAGTTTTAACAGAACCAGTTATGTCACCTAGTAATTCATCAGGGACGCAGACTATTGGCCAGGCCATATCCTTATTTGAAAGTTATGTTAAAACAGCAAAATTAACTGATAAAACACAATTAAGTTATTTTATATTAAATTTTGGTCAAAATAATATTTATAAGGCCATAAATGCCTGGGTTGAAGGTACAAATATATACATAAAATTATATGAACCTTTACCAGAAGAAATTACAGAAAAACAGCGGGTATGGATATCATCTGAAGTTACCAAGCCATATGTGGATAATATAGTTATTCAATCTCCACCGGTAGCTCCTCCAAAAAATACATTACGTGGCCCAAATTTTGATGCAGCAACATATAATCAAGGCACAGAAACAGATTTTAAAACATGGACAGATTTATTAGATACTACAACAGCTACTTCTCAACAAATTATAGATAATTATTTTAGTGGTTCGTTACAAGGCGTTGCGTTAGGAATTGATTATACAGATTTTAATAATTTCATTCATTATGGTTCAGCTGAAGAAAGGGTAAAGAATTTTTATTATAAAGTACAATTAATAGAACATTACGATGATCAGATAAATTATCTTAACACAAATGTCTCTGGTTCTGATTCCGGATCATTAATTAATAATGTTACTGTTAATCAAGAGCGTAAAGATAATGTAATTGGAGGTTTTGATAATTTTGAAAGATGGCTTTATAACGATTCTACGTCGAGTTTATTTACGCATGGAATTACCGGGTCTTTAACAACCTTTCCAAAATATATTCAAACAGGTAGTGTAAGTGGATATGATAAAGGTTGGAAATTACATCACTCTACATCATCATTAGGAATAGCTTGGTACAATGGGTTCGTGATATCCGGATCTAATTTTGATCGTGAAAATCAAAATGCACTACTTAAAAATATACCTGAATTTATTCAATTAGATGAAAGTAATGATCAATTTCTTTTATTTGTGAATATGATTGGCCAACATTTTGATATTTTATGGTCTTATATAAAAGAATTAACAGATACGTTTACTAAAGAAGAACATCCTAAACTTGGTACAAGTAATGAACTTCTATATGATATTGCTCAATCAATGGGCGTACATTTAGTAAATGGAAAACAGGCAGATCAACTATGGCAATATAAACTTGGTAAAAATGTTAGTGGATCGTTTCAATCCACCGGTTCAATGTTTAGTAAGTCAAGTGAAGATCTTACATATGAAGTCTGGCGTAGAATAGTTAATAACTTACCGTATATATTAAAAACAAAAGGTACAAGTAGAAGTATTAAAGCTCTTATGAATTCTTACGGAATTCCAAGTACTTTATTGAGTATTAGAGAATATGGTGGTCCTGCAGTTGCTAATACTAAACCAGCTTTAGTAGAAGATAGATTTTCATATGCACTTCGAATAGCAACAGGATCATATGTACAAATACCAAGAGGGTATTATGATATATCTGGTGCTGTACCTAAAGGCCAAGGAATTGGTGGCGATCGACCACCAGATACAGTAGAATTCCGGTTCCAGCCAGAATTAAGTGCTTATCATGATATGCCCCTACTGACTTGTGTTTCTTCAAGTACAGAAGGCGATAATAATCCAGTTAATTTTAGTCATCCAATGTGGGATTTAGGATTACAATATACCGGTTCTTTATCTGGAAGTACTAAATATGGCCGTTTAAGATTTTCGTTTCAATCTGACAGTGCAACATTAGCTTATCAAAGTGCGTCTACAGATTATATTCCTTTATATGATAATGATTGGTGGAACGTAAAACTTTGGACAACTTCTCCTTATACTTCAAGTACTAATATTCCAATATATGTTAAAGTTGAAAAGGCTAGTGATTGCGTTAACGGACAAATAGTACATAGTTCGTCGTTGTCATTAACTCCGACTATAACAGATGGATTTAATATTTGGTGTACAGGAAGTAGTTCATGGTTATTGTTGGGTGGTAACACCGGTAGCTTTAAAGGGCACCAACTTAATACTAACATGTTCACCGGATCGGTTCAAGAATATCATGAATGGGTTGAAGTACTTACAGCGCAATCATTTGATGAACATACACTTAACCCAGCAAGTTATGTTGGTTCAAATCCTACGTCTTCGTATTATAATTTGGTTCGTCAATATAAATTTGGTACAAACGTAAAGGCATATGATCATAGCCTAGCCGCTTATAAAATTATTTCATCAAGTCACCCCAATCAATTAACGCAAACTGGTGATAAAAGTTGGTTTAATACTTATGCTTCAATGAGTAACTTTCAAGCAAATCCACCCGGTGGAGATAACTATGAAAGAGTAACAGAACAATATTATATAAATACTCCAAGTATTGGAGGTGATAATCTTCATTCAGAAAAAATTAGGCTTGAAGATAATAGTTTGATCCGTAGATTAAGTCCGGTAACTAGAGGTGAACAGAGTCAATATGATACAGCACCAGTTGATAGTCCTCGGCTTGGATTATTTTACTCGGCACAAGACCAAATTAATAAAGATATTTTTGATGAGATTGGGTTTATTGAATTAGATAATTATATCGGTAACCCGGCAGACGAATTTGAATCTTCCTATCCAGAATTAATAAGATTTTCTCAGGAATATTGGCAAAAGTTTACTAACAAAAATGATGTTAATGCATATATAAGAATATTTTCGTTATACGATTTTTCATTATTTCAGCAGATAAAACAACTACTTCCAGCGAGATCAAAAGTCGCTGCAGGCCTTTTAATAGAACCAAATATATTAGAACGGTCTAAAGTTTTAATAAATAAACAACCGACAATTACAGAACCAAAATATGATTCGGTTATAAACTGGTCACCGACTGCAAGTGCTGATTATCCAACATATACGTCATCAATGGATTGGTCAATTTTAGCAAGTGGTGATGAGCTCACATATACATCATCGGTAAATTGGGAAATTTCCGAAAATGGAGAATATCAATATCATTCTGGTTCTATTCTTGGTACTAGTCCAATAGCAGGATTTCAATGTACAGATATACAAAATTTATTGAGATTGAGTTCTGCATCTCGTGTAGATCAAAATACAATTGATTTAGCTTATAAAGATGGATATGTATCAGGATTGAGTACACTTGCAACTTATGACTTTGGAGGAGTATCTGGCTCAGCAATTTCGTCTTCAGGAATACCAAAAATAATTTATGACTTTGGAGGACCTTCTGGATCTATAATCCCGGGAGCGAAATTAATAGA